CTGACTACGCGACCGAAGTTTCAAACATGTCTAAAGCGCAGATCATCCAGCAGGCGGGTAACTCCGTGTTGGCGAAAGCTAACCAGGTTCCGCAGCAGGTCCTGTCTCTGCTGCAGGGCTAATAGCTCAAAGCCCCTTGCAAAGGCAAGGGGCTTTATTATTTCAACAGTAAAAATATTGCTAATGCAGTGTGTTTACTGATGAAATGGCCGGGCCTTTAAGTAAGGCCTCAACTTTAGGTTAATGATTATCCGCATGCTCAGACGCCAAGCTTTCAAGTTTCAGCTGAAACCAACCCCAGCGCAAATTGCTTCTATGAAGTCATTCGCTGGTGCTTGCCGTTTTGTATATAATCGCGCATTAACTATGCAAAGCGACATCTGGAGAAACGGAGATCGCTATATCCCTTACAACAAAATGGCATCTTGGCTTGTTGAATGGAAAGGCCAAGAAGAACTGTCATGGCTAAGCAATGCGCCTTCCCAGATCCTTCAACAATCACTTAAGGATCTTGAGAAAGCGTTCAATAATCTTTTCGCAAGAAGAGCAACTTTTCCCTCCCCTAAAAAGAAAGGTAAAAATGATGCTTTCCGTTATCCGACTCAGCGCGTAAAGCTAGATGAAGGCAATGAAAGAATTCAGTTGCCTAAACTGGGATGGGTTCGTTACAGGAAAAGTCGCAACATTACCGGGGTAATCAAAAACGTCACAGTCTCAATGAAACTGGATAAATGGTATGTCAGTTTACAGACCGAATCCGAGGTTGAAACACCAGCACCGTTGCAATCTTCAATGATTGGACTGGATACCTGCAATATCGAATGCCTCAACACTTCTGAAGGTGCCGATTTTTTTTCTCAAGCAACTTTACCAAAAATGGAAAGGTCTCTTGAGAAAAGCATCAAACGTCTGCGTAGGAAGAAAAAGTTTAGCTGTAACTGGATCAAGCAGAGACATAAAGTAAACCGCCTGTTGCATCGCATATCTAATATGCGTAAAGACCATTTCCACAAGATTTCAACGGCACTCAGCAAAAACCACGCAATTGTCGTGATTGAAAATCTTGAGCATGCAACCTCGCTTCCTAACCACGCCCTACGCAAAAAAGCGGCGGCGATAAATAACATCTATGAGTTAAAACGCCAACTTGATTACAAACTATCTTGGAATGGCGGAGAACTAGTGATCGTGCACGAGCGCGACAACAACCTGAAGTCAGTTGAAAATGATAGTGTTAGCACCACCTATGGTGTAATAAGAGCTAAGAAAATTTTAGCGGCAGGGCATGCCGTGATTGCCTGTGGAGGAGTGGATATGTTGCGCCATCCGTTGAAGCAGGAACCCTCAGAAGATGATGGTAGTACCGCTATCTTGCTGTAAGCTCGGTTTAATCCGCGCCGGATGTCAACGTCTGCCCTTAACTTTAATTAGAATTCCTTACTGAAAGGGGCCACAGAATTATGCATGACGAGATGAAACCGTGAGACGGGACTCGCCCTCGTCGTCAGGTGCCAGAGGCATGCTCACGTGTATGTTGTCCTAGAGCAATCACTGGATCTGCCGATATGGAATTATTCTATATTCGGAGCGGGGCCTTATAATACGCCCAGTAAAGTTATATGATTCGCTCACACACAGCAACACTAATAATCATAAAGTAACATGCCTTCATGATTGCCCGCTTAAAGCGGGCTTTTTCATACCTACAGCCTATCGGCTATCTATCCTTCTTGCGCTCAAATCCCAACCCCATAGCCTGCTCAGATCGGCGCGGTATACCTCTGCCCCGTCGCCGGGGCTTTTTTAATCAAGGCTTTTCTGGCCAGGTTATGTCGGGGGCGGACGATGTATCTACCGCGTTAACTTCATCGATATAATCCAGCACCGCATTCAGCCTTGCAGTTTCAGCTGTTGTAAGGTTTCTTCCCGCCTGCAGCTTCAGCTGCAATACGCCTACTGACTGCATCGCACTGTCGATAAGCGACTGCCTGTTTTGCTCAGCAATTTCTACCATTACCTCATGACTCGGTAATGGCTTATCCATTAATAGCGGAGCACCATCCGGGCCTGTTGTAATCATTTGCCCGTTCGCCTGTCCCTCAAACATCGCATCATATGTTTGTTGCGATATCTCAATTGCTACATCCGGAATGTCATCATTGATTGTGTCCAGATAAAAAGCGCCATTATCAAAATAGATTTTCATTAATAACCCCACGCAAGGACAAGACAACCAACACCTGAAGTAGCGGAAACAGTTCCCGCGCTTATTTGTCGGCCCAGAGCCTGAACACTAGTTTTTGTTAAGGCATTTATTTGCACTGCAAACGTTGAAGTTTGCCCCTGCCCCCATGCATATGGGTTCCTTTCAATGGCAATAGCCCCGAGGCAAGCGTTTGGAAACGATGCCGGCATGGCGGTGTTTGCTACCCCTGCTGAGTCAGTGCCACCCAGAGCCCACATGATGGTGAAACCACCCGGAAAGCGCATAACTCCCGGAGTGTTGAGTGTTGAGGTAAAACTACTCATATCAGGGAGCTGGTTGGTGCCAGTTCCTACATTTCTTTTAGATGCCGTACCCAGCGCCAGATTTGTTATCATCCCTCGTATGGCCTGCAATAACTGGGCATTGTCGTCCTTTTTTAACGAAATCCCTGCGGCTTCAATTACAGCACTCAACTCCTCTTGTAACGAATCAAAGAAAGGGGCATCAAGAGCTGTCGGAAGCTCTCCTGTCTGGGGGTTACCACCTGTAAAACCATTCTTGCCAACGCCAAATTTGTCTTTTTGCGCAGTAGACGTATCGATACGGTGCATTTTTACTCCGGATATTTAAATATTACGTAAGTGTGCGAAGGAGCCAGCTTCTCGAGGACACATTCAGCGATAGTGTCACCCCACGCTCTGATGCTGTCAGTGCAGCTGCTGATTGCCGTCATCGGTGTAATCTGCGTTGAAGACGGCATATTGACCTGCCAGTAATACCGCCATTCGTCGCTGTAGAGAGAATCCGTACAGTCTGAGACACAGGTGAACTGGGCTTTGTTGTAACGGGTGATCGTGACGTCGGTGTAGCCCAGCGCTTCCAGCTGGGCCAGATAGAAAGCCTCATTAATGCCGCCAGCGAGATTAAGCTTTGCATCCAGCCGTTGCCGGCGCTGCTGAAGTGTCTGGACGCCAGGCGGCGCGCAGCTGTCAGGAAGCCCGCTGATACTCTCGTAACGATCAATCAGCTCGGTCACTGAGCGCGGGTCGATTTCCAGCATCAGAGCATCACCGCGACCATGCAGTTCTGCAAGGGACGGAGCCAGACCGGCCAGCATCGGGTCATCTGCACTCCATGCGGGTCCACGTGGCAACAGTGCGCCCAGCATCTGGCGATACTGCTCTGTTAAGTCCATGAGATTGCCCCCACAACGCCGATCTCACCTTTACCGATAGTGATGTCAGATGAAGGACTGACCAGGGTGTGGCTGTACTCTCCGGTTGCAATGCTGATCGCCTCACTAATACGCGATGGCTTGAGAATACTTTCAGGCCCTCCATCACGCAGCATCATTGAGCGGAGTTCTGCCTCAACTGCATATCGGGTTTCAGGAGTGTCCGGGTTTAACCGTATCTGGAAATTAACGACATGAGGAGTGGGAGCGAATACGTAAATATCGGCTCCAGCTACCGGTGCCAGTGGGTCAATGTAGGCTTTCACAGCAGCAACAGTGGCAGCATCGGGGATCGGATTAATCAGGTCGCTGTTTGCCACCATCACCCCTACCGTTCCGCGACCGCTCCAGTGGCGGTAAGTCCATGCGCGGGTAATTCCCGCCACTTCTTTAGCCCACACCTCATAGTCCCCGTCAGCGCCGCCCTGTGGGGTCCAGTACCAGCGCTCTATGACGCGCGCCCGCCAGACTTCCAAATCCTCAACGTCAGCTCCTCCCTGAATGCTGTCCGCTACTCCTGCAGAAGTCAGGCCGGTTACAGGACTGACCAGCCGCATAGCAAGACCGTCATCGGTGTTGCCGGCTTTACCTGATGTATCGCTGGTAACAGGAACCCGAAGCACGCCGCCCGCAGACGTAGCCGCAAACGTAGTGGTGAATGAAACCAAATCGTCACGCTGAATGGTCACGCCTGCCGGGATTGTGATGCCTGCATTTGCAACTGACCACCTCACGAAACCTGTCGCTGCAGTCGCTGATTTGCGCGGGCATCGCTTCATGTTGGCGTGTCGCGTCAGCCAGTCCTCATCGGCAAGGTCTGGCAGAAGGTTGCGTGCGAGATAGTCGATATAGCCGTAAACGGTGTGAACTGCCGCAGCCTGCACGCGGCCATAAACCTCTGCATCAGTGCGCCTCAGCGCAGCCAGCGTCGTATCTGCTGCCAGCCGGGTAAGAATGTCGCTGCGCACGGCGGTAATTAACTGAGGGAGTGTCGGGCGGGTAAATCCACTGTCAGCCATTTAGCTCACTCCATAAATCATTAAATGAATAAGTTGCCCGGTTGCCATCTGCCTGGCTGATAACCACTGAAGCGCTGAGCGTACTTATTCCTGTTCGCTCCGCCGTTACGTCAACACGCACTGCCACGCCATCATCCACCAGCCACTTAAGCGCCTGGCTGATGTACTCGCGGGCTTTAAGTGGGGTTTTATTGGTAAGCTTTTCGCGGCTGAGAAGATAAAGTCGGGAGCCGATGCGGTCATTCTGTACGGTCGGGAAGCTGTCACCCCACCAGCCGTTGTCCTGCACGGGGTTGTCATCAGGCTCAGCCTTCCGCCAGGAAAACAGCGATACAATTACAGCTCTAGTCAGGGGGTCGGCAGGCCATGTCACATCCTGCTCGGAGCCATTTACGACGATTATCATGACGCCACCATTTTCTGTGTTGTTACATCGGTGGTTCCGCCGCCGGAGCCGTTCTCTTTATGCGTGTGCCCGTTGTAAGCAATGCGCATCGCTGACATCGTAAGGCCGGAGCTGTCACACTTGTCCTTAATTTCACCTGTGGCTTCGATGTCCATTTCGAACCGTGCTTTAGGCGCATTGGTAAACGTGATCAGCTTGCCTGCCCCATTGACAACTATCCCATCACGGGTGAGCGTGACCGACTGGCCCTGGTCGTCATAAACCGCCACCTCGCCGGACTCCAGTCCTTTTATGCGATAGCGCCGGTCAGAAACGACCAGCACAACGCCATGAGAACGATCCCCGTCAAAGTAAGCAGCCACGGCCTCTGCGCCGGTCAGCGGCGCGGCAGTAAATCCATAAGGCTCCATGTGCTCGATATCGCTCTTGCCCTCACCGCCAGCCATTTCAACCTGAAGCATCTGGCATTTTGTTGCCGTGTTCAGGCCGCGCACCACGGCGCGGGCCAGCAGATTTGACAGCGCGCGGCCCATACCTGAAATCGGATTAGCCATCAGAAATCATCCTCCTCTTTCTTTTTCTTACGCTTGCCAGGCTTCGCCGGTTCAGGAAGATAAGCATCAGGCGGCCCGACCCGGATTTCGGTCACGGTGCCGTTTTCATCTTGCTGATAAGTCACCTCTGCGATGATCATCTGGCGATTGTTAAAGCCGAGGATGGGATCGAAGACGATAACCTGCAGGTTAGGCAGCCAGAGTGAGCCGTCACCCTGACGCCAGCCCTGTACGGTATAGGTCACCTCATCGGTACGCGCAGCGCGCTGGCGCATTTCAAACTCTGCCCGTTCGCTGCAGGTTGCTGTTGTGGCATTGCCGGTCTGGCGGATAATCATCGGCCGGTAGCGCTTCAGGCCTCCATCGATGGTCTTTGCTCTGATGGCCGTAGTTGTTGCCTCGCCAAAGTCATCGTCATTACCCCGGCGCTGACCGGAAACCTGATAGTCACTGAACCGGTCACGAATGCTCTTTTCGGTGTCACAGGAAAGGATGTTTTCACCCAACACCAGTGCTGTATGCGCCTGCTGGCTTCCGATGCCGCCGATAACCAGATTGCCCTGCGCATTGTCATACGTCAGCGCCTGCTGCAGTCCGAGCATTTTGTTGAGCACGTCCATAACCGTTTCGCCCTGATCTGCCTGAACACCCTGCAGCGCACCTGACGCGCCGCCAGCATCCACCACCGTTATGCTGAAAGGCTTAGCCAGCTCTGCTGCCACCTGCGCCAGCGAGCGCCCGGAATACTGTGACGGCGTGGCTGAGCAGTCGATAAGGTCAGCTGTCTTGCTGCGCCCGGATATGCCTACGCTGATGCTGCGTGCGTCATACCGGACCGGTGTAGCCTCAATGAATCCGGTCAGCACTTTGTCAGTGCCTATAAAAACTTCAACGAGATCACCGTTTTTAATCCGGTTGCTGCGGTTCGCCTGATCGGTATCTCCCGGCCAGCTCCGGGTAATCTCAACGGTAAAGTCGCGGGCGATGCGTTCAATACCTGCGGCGATCCGGACTGATGTCCAGCCGCCCCACTCCTGACCATTCACCCGGAGAAGAACGGTGTTATTCATCGTACCGGCACCCTAAGTTTCTGAACCGGCACAAAGCCGGGATGACGTATTCCGTTACGTGCGGTAATGTCACCCGCACGGGATGCGGAGTCGTACCAGTCAGCAGCCAGCACCAGCGCGGGCATCACCTGTGCCGGTGTGCGCTCCGTCATGCGCTCGACCTGCTCAAGCCGGGCTGAGATATCACGGTTAACATCAGTTCGCACGGTAACCAGCGCCTGATATAAGCCGTCATCGGAAATCCTCTCCATCTCGCGGTCAATAGCTTCGTTAAGGCTGTCACGCACCTGAGCAAGGTCATCCCATGTAATGATGGCACCGCTGTCGGTAGAGGATGTCACCCCGGCAGAAGCGGATGCTGTGGTGACAGATGACTGAGTTGTACCCGCGTCGGCAGTTCCCGCAGTGGTCCGAGATGCTGAATCCGACGCTTCGCCTGCGAAAGTAACTGGCTGAATATTATTTACGGCCGGATGCGAAACCCTCACTGGCTGCTGTGGGTCCTGCTGGCGCGTGACGGTGCGGTTTGCCGGCTGCGGCAGGCTGGTGACTGCTGCGGCTGCTTCGCTTATAGCCGTGGTGCGCACCGCCTGCGCGATATAGTTCCGCTGAGTAGTCTGTGTCTGTGTCGTTTTGCTTTCAGTATTCCAGACGCCGCGCGGCGCCAGACCGGAATCGACCGTGATACCGGTCAGCCCCTTAATCATTGCCATCAGGTCGGAAGCATTACCGTTCAACCGCGAGCCTGCCCGCCACATGGTCTGCAGCCTGTTAACAAAACTCATGCCGCTGGAAGGCGGCTTCAGCAACACAGACAGGTCACCCTGCAGTAAGCGTGATGCCGCGCTGATGCCTGAATCAACGTACTGAAATGCGCTGGTCACGGTACTGAACATGCCCGTGGCTTCATCCAGCACACCGTCCTGAAGAAAGTCAGGCATACCGTCCATGCCAAAAGCACCGAAAGCTGATGAAATGGCGCCATCAAGAAACGAAACGGAAGAAGATAACTTTTGGCCGGTTGCCAGCCCAGCGGTGGGAAACGACAGCTCGCCAGACTCAACAAAGCTGAAACTGATACGGCACATGCGCCCTTCGCTCTGCGAATGACTGACTCGCACGGCATCGTCCACAACCACGGTCATTTCGCCGTAATAGGGATGAATCAGCGTACACGATCCCGGTTTCTCAATGGCTTCAATTAGCCGGTTGCGCTGTTCAAAAAAATCATCGCCAATCAGATACGCCTGAACACTGAAGCGGCGCGTCGCCCTGCCTAAATCCTCCGCCCACGGCTTATCGCGGTTCGGGTACTCATGCACCTGCACGCGGCGGCCAAAGGTTGCCTCATCGCTGTCTACCTTAAACGCGATGCCACGCAGCGAGGCATCCTGCAGATTATCTTTCCAGCTCATGGCTTACTCCAGGCAATAAAAAACCCGCCGGAGCGGGTTGATTTTGTGCTTTCATTTCAGTCAGGCATTATTAATTTGCAATTAATTTCATTAACTCCTGACGTTCCATTTTTGTTAACCCCGGCTTTAATTTTACCGTTTTTCATAACCGTCAAGAAAAACTGACCTCCCGGGAGTGTGAAGCCAAAATCATAACCGACTATAACATCTGAGCTCAGATCGTCGTTTTTGAATTTAGCGCCGATCCAGTCAAGCCTTGCGTCCTTACCTTCGCCTGTTTTGAAAACATATACACCCAAGTTCTTTCCAAAATCATAAGTAGCATGGGTGATAAGAAATGTTCCACTTGCTGATGGTAAAGGACATTCAATCATTATCTGTTCGCTAAGCTGACCATCACCATCGGCCGCCTTCTTCACTTCATCAACAAAATTTGAAGTGAATTTGTTATCTTTAGCTTGAACGGAAAAAGCCAGTAAGCCTATACACAGCGCTGCAAATAAATTTTTCATAAAAATCAACTCAGCTTTGTTAACTAAGTTATCAAATATGTCATTTAATACCTTGATATGCGATCAATTATTGACTCCCACTAAATCGGCTATACCCAACGTCAATGTCTAGCCATGGGAGAGTTTTCCCAGCAGGAGCCACTCGGAATCCCGGCGGCGCATTCTCAAAAGAAAGTTTTACTTCGCCCTGCTGAGGTTGCGTCGAAGCAACTTTAGTCAGGCCGACATTTTGTGCATAGGAACTTTTGCCATCAAGTCCAGACTGATATTTCTCCATTTCTTCACGATTAAAAAATGGTGTCCAATCTTTGGCAAAAAACAGACCATGGTTTTTCATCCAGTCGCCCGCGCCGGTCTTACCAACAGTCGACTCAGCAACATTATTTACAGGATCATAAAGCATTGCTGCAGCGGCACCGTACAAACCAGCCTTGCCTAAGAGCCCGCCCTTGGTCGGGATGTTGTTCTTTAATCCCAACATCTCACGCGAAACAGAAGTTATCGATTTCAACATATCTGCTGTCCACTTCGTCGTCATGAAAATGGCGAGCGCAGTGAGAACATTTTGCCACCCTCCGACAGCTTGTGCAGCACCATCAATATAGCCCCACACTTCTTTGACAATCGGTCCGACCTGCTCCCAATTACTCACGATTAGCCCACCAGCCAGTACCACAAGAGCTAACAATTTCCCCATTGTTGTCATTTTCATGACCGACTCGAACGTCTGAAGCGCTTTCTTTGCTACTCCAAAGGCTGTAGCAGTACCTAAGAGAGTTGCTCCAAATTTGAAAGCGCTCTTTACAGCATCAGGATTAGCTTTGACAAATTGTCGGAAGCGCTCGATCAACGGCTGAACTTTTGCTGTTAGCTTTACAATCGTCGGCAAAAACATATCGCCAATAGTGATGCTCGCAGCAGTAAACTGGTTTTTTAACAACTGGACAGAGTTAGCAGTTGTAGCAGCTCGAGATTCGTACTCCTTCTGCATCGAACCGCTATATTTTTGAGAGTCGGTAACCTTGTCAAAATTTTGGCTAAGCAGATCGAGGTTGGTTAGCAGTGGGGCGATGGCCCCGGCTGATTCGCTGCCAAACAGCATATTCATTGCAGCAGACTGCTTTGCCTTAGGTAACTTTGAAAGCCCCCGCAAAACATTGAGCATTGCTCCCTTTGCATCATTTTGCATCTGCTGAGCAAGGGTTTTAGGATTAATTTTAAGAGCTTTTAATATTACTTTCTGAGACTTAGTTGCCGACGCACCTGACGTTAAAGCCTTCAAGAAGTTTTTAATACCAGTGGCAGTTACTTCTGACTCAACACCCATACCAGCAATCGTTGCGCCCATTGCTGCTATTTCACCAGATGCAACTCCAGCTATCTCACCCAGCGGGCCGATTCTGGTAACAATATCTGAAATCTTAGCTGCATTTGCTGGGCCGGTGTTTCCAAGATAGTTGATCTTATCTGAAAGTCCGACAACTTCTGACTGAGTCATCTTAAACGCTGTTCGCCATTGCGCCATCATCTGACCTGACTCTTCTGCGGTTTGATCGAATGCAATCCCCATTTTAACCGCATCACTTGCAAACTGTTTAAGTTCATTGCGCGCTATGCCAGCCTGTCCACCAGCAGCAACGATCTGACCAATACCATCCGCCGTCATCGGAAGTTGAGTGGAGAGTTTTAAAATATCTTCACTCATTTCCTTAAATTGTGCGGGCGAATCAAAATTCACCACTTTCCGCACGTCGGCCATAGTAGACTCAAATTGCATAGCCTGGCTGATAGGCAACGCGAAAGCAGAAACTATCGCAGTACCCATAGCGGCCGCATTGACCATAATATTTTTAGTGTCCCTCTGAAATCCCTTCAGATTCTTACTCATCCCCTTAAGTGGACCTGACAACTGATCCACTGCAGTGATGATCGCCTTCAACTGAAAACTATCGGCCACGGTTCATTTCCTCATTGATGCGAACGGCCTCCGCTTCCATTTCCAGAAACTTAGTGAGGCCGATTTTTTTTAGCTCAAGCGGGCTTATTCGCCAGAAGTGGGCGGTATTGTAGAGCCGGTTTCTGAGGTCGGAGGCTCGTCCGACCCGGTAAAAAAACCCACGATTGTCATGGATGCCATAAAGACATCTTTGAGCACCATTTTTGATGCAGAAGATCGAGGAATACCGGCCAGCACAGGCAGGTACTTAAGTGCTGACCCGGTATCCAGTTTCATATCCCCGGAGCTGGTATATGAAAATGGAATACCAAATTGTTCCACTTCATCATAAGTAGGCTCACGCAGCTCAAGCACATGGATAGTTTCGCCATGCGCCGTAATAGGTTTTGAAAGCTGAAGTTCACTCACTGGTAAAATCCTTCTGAGCCGTGGAATTCGAGGTCAACCGTACCCTCTTCCGCATTGTGGTTAGCTTCACCGAACTGGAACGCTTCAGACAGCACGTAAACCATGCCGTTTGCCAGTTCGGCGGTAATGGTCATCTGATCTGAATCCATCAGCTTGGTGACCGGAAACGCCTTCGGCACTTTAAAAGTGCCTTTGACATAAGGCGCACGGTGCGTCTCTTTGTAATCCACGTCACCGGCAAGGCCGATCACGTCATCACGCACTTTAGTGTTCATCGGCACCTCAATGCCGCCAGTCAGCGACAGCTGCTGGCCGTCCACCCTGACGTATGCTGTACCCGCAATCTTTGCCATTACGCGGTCTCCTCGCTGTATTGCAGACGGAACTGATTAAGCAGCGCAAAGACGCGCAGCTGGTTGACATAATCCGGCGGGAATAGGACATCAACGCGGGTCGGGTCGCTGACGTTGCGCTCTACCACCAGATGCTGCTTGAAGAGATCAAAGTTCTCCACGATCCCTGCTCGTTCCATCGTGCGATAGCTGGCGCACATCTCTCCTTTCAGCACAGCAGGGGTTACGATGGCCTGCCCCGGTCCGAAGCGCGTACCATCATTCGCCAGCTTATGGCGCGGGTACTTACTGGTGATGATGCTTTTCAGCTGCCGGATAACGTAGGCGCTGGTATGCAGCGTTTCGCTGTCAAGGTAGCTATTGTCCGCCACGCCATAGGCATTCTGCTTATAGGTGGTGATGTCACGCTGAATGCGCAGCACGCCGCCTTCACTGTAAGCCGTGGCGATCCCATGCATCAGCAGAGACTGCTGCTCAGTCAGCGTGAAGCGACTGCCTGCCAGTGCCGGCAGAGCGCCGGTCAGCTCGCCGGTCTGGGTCGGGCGTGCCGGATCGTTGCGGATGAATACCGCATTACGGGCAGTGCGCAGCGCGACCAGTTCATCTGCAGCTGTCTGAACGCCTGGCTCATAGCCGGCCACGGTGATGTGCTGGTTGTTCATCGTGTCGCCGAACGCCACCAGATCTGACAGAGTGCCGATCTTGGCCGTGTAGACGTGGCCATACAGCTGTCGCGCATAACTCCAGCGACCAGAAGAATCGCTCATCTCCAGCGCGATGGTTGCCAGTGATGCCGAGTCGCTGAACGGGGTGCCGATAAAATCAAACGGTTCATCACCCATTGCGGCCACGGTGCCTGAAAGTTCAGGTGCGCCGGTACCGCCCGCCATGGGGGTTATGGCAACGTTAACGCCATCTGGCATATTTTCACTGCCAATGGTGCCGTAATAGTTCATCAGCAGTGGGATATCGTTGCCGGAAAGACCTTTATGCCGGGCAGTCAGCGTGACTACGCCAGCCGCAGCGGTTGCCGTTACGGGCAGGTCTGCATTTGCATTGATAACTGATGCAAGAGCGGTCGCAACTGTTGCCGGTGCGTCACCAGTAACCACTGCCGCCTGGACGCGCGTTGCACCGATATAGAGACTTAACGTACCTGATGCCTGCGCATTGCCGGTGACAGTCAACTTTCCCGTAGCGGCTTCGCCTTCAGGTTCATCAACCGCGATTACCCACAGTTCGCCAAACGGGTCGATAGCGCGATATTTCGCTACCATGCGGGCAAGCTGGCTGCCCCGGCCTGCAACCTTGCCGGCCAGCGTTGCTGAAGGCATGATCGTAAGCTGGTTTTTAGCGATGGTACTGTCAGTGGATGCAAAACCAATCAGGAGTGACGGGCCGCTGTCCTGCGTGGTATTCGCTTCGCTGTTGTCCATTTCCGCCCAGAAGAGCGGCACACGAAGGTTTGACGGAATGTTCGGGTAGCTGACAGACATTACTCACCGCCTTGTTTTTTAGTGTCTGCCACGGCTTTCTTCTCTTCCGTGGCGACTTTCTCAACATCCCCGGCCGCAAGGCGGCGGAGCCAGTAACTGCTTTCTTCGACGTTCCGGCCCTCTGAAGGCAGCAGATCGCCCCGGGCAGGGTCTGGAACAGACCGCCCGCGCTTGGGTTTGATTTGCATGGTTTACTCGCTGAGGTTGATTTTGGTGTGGTGTTCGATGATGCCGTCAGGACCATTGCCTGGGTCGATATAATCAAAGTCGATTTCGACCGTTTTCAGCTCATCCAGGGCATTCAGGTCATCCTGCTGGCGCGTATCCTCTTCGGTAATTTCTCGGTTCAGCATAAATTCGAACTGGTAGTAGAGGCGTCCCCGGTCCATGTCCAGAAGTTGGCCGCCGGAATAAGCCACCGGGCCCGCGTCGGCGTCCGGTTCCCAGCCCAGCAGCGCCTTCCAGATTTGCTGCCGCACATCATGCACGGCGTCATAACCGGCCGCCTGACCGCGCTCATCGCGCGTATTGTCGAGAACCACAACTACGGCAAATCCTTCGGTCACGTTCTGCCAGTAGTCGGTCAGGGACTTCTGCTCAGCTGTGACGTCCTCAGTTGGCACCACATACGCCGCCGGCAGACGCATCTTGCCGGTTTCGGGGATGGCTTTAAACTCGGCCGCCCCGGCCACGTTCCCCGCGAACATGGGACATCGCGCCCGGAGTGCAGCGATCACCAGTGATAGCTTCATTTCTTTTTCCTTTCGGGACGAAGTGAGGTGCGCAGTGCGCGGCTCAGCACATAGCGCGTCCACGTTTTGCGAGCCTCCAGCACTTCCGTCATGTAGTTTTTACGCGGCGCAACCCGCCAGCCATTCCCACCGGACTTGCCTTTGTGGTGGCTTTTTCTGCGCTTAGCGCCCCGCTTCACGCCGTAGAACAGGAAGGCCGGGTAAAAGTCGCCATCAATAAGACGATTTCCCTCACCCCGCTTCTGGTTAGGCGCGATTCGCACCATCAGGCCCGGCCGGCTTCTTGATGCGCGGGGAACGTAATAGCCGATAGACCGCGCCAGCCTGCCGGTTCTGAATCCGGGATACTCATCAGGAGATGATCGACCACGACGCATAACCAGACGCCGGGCATCACGCATATGCACCTGACCAATCTGGATGAAGGCGCGGCGCATTTTTGCCCGGTTAAAAACGAGGTCTTTAGGCTGCTGAAAATCAACGTGCAGAAGCGGCTTAGCCATACATCTCTCCGTCGCTGTCTACAGCCCTCAGCTCCTCACACTCCATCAGCAGGTAACGACCGGCTGAGTTGAGGTCACGCAGGCGCTTAACGCGATACACGTAACCGCTGTAAACCACCTCAAAATCTGACGTTATCCCTTGGCGATAACGGATGATCATGTAGTGGGTTATGGTGTCATCAGCCTGAACAGATTCGTGATAGGTGGTAGCACCCACCTGCCGGACCTTCGCCCACACGTTCTTTTCATTCTGATAGACCGGCTCGGTGCCGTAGTCCGCCGCCGCCTGGTCGATACGCTGTCGCAGGTGAATACGCTTGTTCAGCTCGCCAGGGTCGGGAAGCGTAAATACCGCACTGGTGTTTGATGAGCGTCGCTGCATACTAATACCCCGACACCGGCAGGCGCCGCGAATAGAGCAGAAACTCAAACGCCTGCGGCGTTTCTGACATTTCCAGCTCTGACACTGAACTGCGATGCTCATACCAGTGACTGACCAGCATCAGCAGGGCAAGGCGGATATCTTCGGTGACGACCATGCCGTCCGTATCAAGCGGTGCAATATCTGCCACCGTTTTATAAAGATTACGGTTGAGGTAGGTCACGGCCTTTGCCTCGGCAGCCAGAGCAAAAAGCTCAAGCAGCCGATCTTCTTCCGTGAAATCGCTCTCAAGACGGCACTGCTGTTTAATTTCTTCAAGTGTCAGCAGCATGACAACGCCTTATTTTTTGGCTTTTTCCTTCGCCTCAGCTGCCGCTTTCGCGCTGGCTTCAGCGTCCGCTTTTTCCTGCGCTTCAGCAGCAGCCTTTGCTTTGGCATCTGCCTCAGCCTTCGCAAGCGCTTCGGCTTTTTCCTTCGCCTCAGCTGCCGCTTTCTCCGTCGCGCTGTCATCCACCTCACTGGCATAGCCCAGCTTAATTAGCTCGCGACCGTGCTGTTCAGTGGTCTCAATGGTGTTACCTTCAGACACGACCGTGCCGCCGAAGTAATTCGGTTTAATCAGAAGCAGTTTCATACGTGACTCCCGGAAAGGCGGCCCGAAGGCCGCTGTTACTATTATGCAGCTGCAGCAGGTGCGGTAAAGGAACCGTAAACGAACGCTTCAGGACGCTTAACGGCCAGCGCCAAGCGCTCTTCACAACGGATTGAGATCATGTTTTTCTCAAAGTCGTCGGCGTTCTCGGTTGAAATAACCACATTGGCATCTTCGCGGTCGAAAATCTGCGCACCGGCATTGAATGCACCTGTCAGGAATTTACCCTGGAAAGCAGCCGCTTCGGTCGCAACAACCGGCAGCCCCCACAGAGTAGGACCGGTCAGCGCTGCCGGGTTCGCCAGAATATAACGGCCCAGCGAATCCTTAATCAGCTCGATCTTCGCCCAGTCAATGAAGTGCAGAACATGGCCTGATGCCGGGAAGCGCGCCAGCTGCGCCTGCAGCATAGCCAGTCGCAGATCATCAATACCGTTCTGGTTTGCCACGCTGAAGGCAGCGGCGTATGCAGATGCTTGCGGAACAATGCCGTTTAGATGCGTGCCAGTGCCGTCACCGAACAGAATTTCCTGCTCTTCGACATACTTCAGTCCGTAACGCAGCTCGGCGTCAATCGTTGACTGCAGTTGCGGCATGTCATCAAGAATCTGCTTGGCGGCTTTGAACAGGTGCGCAATGGTGCGGACCGGTGTAATTTTTTCAGCAAAAGTGATATCGCTGTATGGCTTCTTGGTGTTCTCAGCGACGGTCGCCGCATTGTTGGTGAAGCCGGTCTGCTGCACCCAATAGATGGTATTGGATTCAGTGCGGCCCGGCGCAATCAGATCGCGAATAAACAGGCGCTGTTTAGGTTGCTGATCGATGCCCGGCAGGCGGTCAGGCGCAACAATCTGGCCCGGCACGTTGACGGACAGAAGCGCAGCCTTAACAGGGATGCTCAGCCGCTTGTTGCCTTCGATGCTCGCTGAGAATGCTTTCAGCGCCTCGGAGGAAACTACTTGGCCGCCCACTGTTTCGATAACGTTTTTCGCATTCGCCAGCGGCATCTGTGCAACGTGCTGCTCCAGATCGCCCAGCGCCGCCTTAAGCGTTTTTTCTGCTTCACGCATGGCGTTAAGTTCACTCGCCATTTTATCCACTGCCGCTTTGGTTTCCGTGGACAGCGAACCTGATTTTCTTGCCTCGGTCAGCGCTTCTTCAGCCTTAGCGTTAAACTTTCCGCTGGCTTCGTTGATGCTGGCAGTAACCTGCTTCAGTACTTCATTTACTTCAGACATTGTTAATCCTTATTTGCCGAACGCGGCCAGCGCGTTTTTAAGTTGTGCAATATTTTCAGGGTTGATTTCGTCGGTAGCGCCCGGCATACCTTCAGGGGTGGCAGCAGCGCCAGGCTTGCCGCCGGTTAATGCTTTAAGAAGTTTTCGACGTTCGGAGCGCGGCGCATCGGTTTTTGCCAGCATCGCGTCCAGCTTGCGCAGCGCAGCCTCGGGACTGTCGTCGCCATCAGAAATCTCATCTGCCGTCAGCAGGCGATCCGCAAAACCTTTTTCAACCGCATCGCTGCCGCCGATATAGGTTTCAGCATTCATCATCGCGTCGATGGTGGCGGCATCCAGACCGGTACGCGCGCCATAGATATCGTTCATTGCCTTATCAAAAGGCACCATGTCGGCCGCAATCTGCTGCAGGTCGTGACGGTTGCCCATCGCATACACCCAGCAGTTATGGATCATCAGGAAAGCACCCCGGCCAATCTGGACCTCATCACCGGCCATCGCGATAATCGACGCAGCAGAAGCAGCGAGGCCCAGCACTTTAACGGTGACTTTCCCTTCGTATTCACGCAGCAGGTTGTAAATCGCCAGGCCTTCAAACATGTCGCCGCCGGGCGAATTAATATTCACCGTCACGTCAGCACCGCCGATTGAGCGGAGCGCCGCCGCGATGCGGCTGGCGGTAACGCCGTCGCCGTACCAGTCAGCGCCAATTACGTCGAACACGGAAATGCTGTTTTCATCACTCTTTGCGGCTTTGATACCGCCGTTCCAGCGCTCCA